CTTTGATTCGGGTAGGTAAACGCGGTTACCTAATGACTTGATATATTCGACTAATTGACTATCGTACGGAAACGAGATGAATCCGGATTTCGGCGACAGTGGAGTCGGCTTCAACTTAATAGGGTCACCGATTTTGATTTGAATCATATTAGCCCTCCTTTCTATTATGTTTATATTGTAATACATACTGAGTGATTTGTCAATACTTTTCTTAAAAATATTCAAGAAATAAAATAAGGCGACGCCTAAGTGACCATCTCAGACGCCGCCTATCAAAAAGGAGGAAATAATCAAATCTTGGTGAGGTACTTCTTATCTACTGCTCCTGTGACAGCGCCGCTCTTGAGAGTTGAAATCACGATACGGTTACCGCTGATTTCTCTGACATAAAGAGTAGAAGAATATACCCAGGACTGAAACTGCTTAGATGTTCCGTATATCGGAGCACCGCTTGCGAGTTTCACTTTGTCTCCGACCGCTAAAGAAGCGACAGGGGTGCTTACGGTTGCAGTTGTTCCAGACTCTGTTGTGATGAACGCATCAAAGCCCTTGGCCTTGAGTTTCGCCATCATGTTTTCAGCATTGGATTTAACAGAGTATGCTCCAACCTGAACCTTGTAGAGATTGCCTACCTTGACCATATAGGTATCAAAGCCTGCGGTCTTTACTTTGTTCAGGAAAGCATCAGCATTTGACTTCACGCTGAATGCTCCTGTTTGCACTCTGTAAAGGACTTTCGGTGCTTCGGATGTAGAAGATGCAGCACCTGCATTCAGCCTCCTGTTGACTTCTGCTGCAATCTCACCATGCTTGTTATACAGATAATCACCAGGGCAGGATTTGTTTGCATAATCTCTGTGAACAGTCATGTTGCAACCATTCAGGTGATTAACACGCTGATTCTTGTCTGTTGACCATACAAGCTTCTTAATACCGTTTCTTTTGCAGATGTCGGTCACTAGGTCAAGAAGTGCAGCATATGCTTTATCATTCACTGCATAGGGATATGTTGTATCTGATGCAACTTCAATGGTGATTGCTCTGTGGTCATTGGATGCGGAAGAAGTACACCAGGAACGGTTCTTTTCTTCACAGTACATTCCAATCCTACCATCAAAACCAATACCATAGTTGGAAGATGCCTGTCTGCTTTCCTTCGCAAAGATTTCCCCCAATGTTTCAACAGAACATTGACCCACAACACAGTGAATGGTTATAGTGTCAATTGCGTGATTTCTCTGACCTGAATGATTCGGACTTAACTTGGTATAGTTCACAAGTGGACTGTTTGTGTATGCCATTATTCTTCACCCTTTCCATTGCTTAATTCATCAAGGGTTTCATCAGTAATTTCTTCATCTTCGGAAATTTCGATTCCATCAATGATTTTCTTTTCATCCATGATTATTCACCTTCACTTTCATCATTATTGGTTGTTTCTGCATTTATCCTTGCAGCATCAACCATTCCTTCACCGATTATGTAAGCAATTAGTGTGGAAGCTGCTGTGATAAGACCAACCACTTGTTCAATGGTCAGGTCATTCACACCAAAAGCCACCATCAATGCAGTTACAAAACCAATGACCGCTGCCCAAAACTTTCTGCTTGTCAACTTCTGTTTCCAGTTAATCTTCATTGAGATTACCACCTTTCTTTACTTTTGATTTTTTGATGCTTGAAAGCATCCACAATTCACCTGTTGTGAAAGCGAACCATGCACCAATTAAGGTGATGGGTTCACTTCCTGTCATCATGAAGATGTACAGGACAGCAGCAGTGAACAGGATGTTCAAAATCACAACCAAAGTGACAATAAACTTGGAAAACCTGTTCTTTTTCTTACTCATGTGAAGCACCATCCTTGAATACAGTTTTGTTTAAGACTTTCACTTGCTGTTCCATCTTGACCAAACGAACATTCATGTCCTTCATGTCATCCTTGACATTTCGCATGTCATTCTTGATTTCAAAAATATCATTGCCAATGTTTTCAAGCTTGACAATCACAGTGGTCAACTGTGCTGCATCATTTCTGTCATCATGCCTGTTATTTCGTTTCATGTTAGTAATCCCCTGATAGATTCCAAATGCAAAGATACGCCTGAAATCAGGAGAGCAATTTCAACTGTCATAGACATTCCCTCTTTCTT